AAATCCGAACGGCTTGTGCGGCGGATGCTCGATGTCTTGATTGGCCGGAACGTCCACAAGTGCGGGAGAGCGGGGGTGATATTCGGCTGCTTTGTCCAGAACGGCGCGAACGGCTTCCTTGCCTTCGCGGACAAGAAGATCGTTGAAATCCTCGCCTGCTTTGGGCGGCAATGCGATCCAGACGCGCCGCCCTTCGGCAACAAAACGCTCGGCGGCCAGCTCCGCCGCCTTTTGTCCCGCGCCGCTTTGATCGTGATCGGCCAGCAAAATAACGCGGCGAAGCGCAGGCGGCAGGCGCAGCTTTTCCATGCCGCTTGTCGAGAGCGAGGCCCAGACAGGCAAAGCGGGCATGGCTTGCGCGACCGCCAGTCCCGTCTCAATTCCCTCGGACACGGCGACGATCTCGCCGCCAGCGTTTCCGAGGCGAACGGCTCCGCCCGCGACGGGGCCGAGCATCATCTTCGCCTTGGGGACGTCCGCTTTGCTTTTGCCATCCAAGGCCAACCAGATACGATGAAGCCCGACGACTTGGCCCTGCGCGTCTCGCGCCAAGGCCACCAGCGCGGGGTAACCCCTCTTGGTTTCCCAATGCGCGAGATCGGGATGAAACAAAAGATCCTGCGTATCGGGTAGGCATAGGCCGCGCGCTTCAAGATAGGTTTGAGCAAGCGTCCCTGCAGCCGGACGGCAACCGGAAAGGATAAAGCGGATTTCGTTTTGCGTGTTCTGGGCTTGGTTATCGGGTCGAGTGATCAGAGGTTTCTTATCGCCAACCCTCCATCCGGAAAGCTCGGCGGCGTATTCGATCAGAAATCTTCCGCGCAGACCCGTCGCGTGGCTAAGCGTTCCGATGGGGCCGCCGCCCTTGCTGGTGTCGAACTCGTACCAATCGCCTGCATGATCGCCTTCGAGCTTGATAGCGCAGGATCCTTGCTTGTAAGGCGCATCGCCCTGAATATTGGCCACGCGCCAGTCCTTGCCTTTCTTTTGGCCGGACGGGAAATGGCTTGGAACCCAAAAGCCCGCTTGATCGCGCAAGAGCGCAACGACCGCGTCCAGATCGACGCGCGCGCCAATAGCTCCGAACGGCTTGCTCTCGTTGAAGTCAATCAAGGATCACCAAGCCCTTCTCGGCGCGGGTGATCGCCGTATAGAGCCAGCGTCGTTGATCGTCTTCATTGCGGCAAAGGTGATCGTCATAAACGATGACGTTCTCCCATTGCGATCCTTGCGCCTTGTGGCAAGTGATGGCATAGCCCCAGACGCTTTCGATCAAACGCCTGACGTTTTGCCAATCGCGGCCCAAGCGATCCTTGTCGAAGCGGACATGGTCGTCGTAATGGCCTTTGTAAAAGGAGTAGCGGCCATCGATCTCTTCGCCGTCTTCTGTTGTGATGCATGCGCTGAAACTCAAATGATCTTCGTCGCGGATGTCGGAAAGCTCCAGAAACATGCCGTTGACGATGCCAAGATCGTGGCGGTTTTTAAGGCAGATGATTTTCTCGTCACCTCCTTCGGGATAAGGGGCTGGAAAGCCGTCCGCATGCTTGAGTGCTGTATTGAGCCACAGGCGCGTGCGGTTGCGACCACATATGACCTGACCACCGTTGAGCATTTGCGCGGGCGCGACATCGTTCACACGCATCTTCCAGACAAAATCGTCATGCTTGCCGTAGGGGATGTAGGAGCCTTGCCGTGCCAGCGTAGCAAGACGGATGATCGCGCTTTCTTCGGCTTGGCGGTGGATGTCGGTCAGCATGACATCCGGCACGCCATCCACGAACGCGCCTTCGCCCTTGATGGGCGGCAGCTGGCCGGGGTCGCCCAGAACGAGGATGGGCTTGCCGAAGGACAGAAGATCCTGCGCCATTTCCTTGCCTACCATCGAGACTTCATCGAGCACGAGGAGTTTGGCTCTGCAAAGCGGCGACTCCGCGTTCAGAACGAAGCTCGGTTGATGCGCGTGTTGAAGGCGCGTTTCCAAACGGCGCAGGCGCGCCTTGGCGAAGAGTTCTTCATCGCCCGTAAGCGTGGAAAAAGACAAGCGGATGAGCGCGATTTCTTCTTGCAGCCGTTCGATTTCTTGCGGCGACGTGCCGGAAACCCGATAGATCAGGCTATGAATGGTCGTGGCAGGCGTGCCTTTACGCGTCATGACCAGCGCCGCTTTTCCTGTATAAGCGGCATAAAGAATGTCGCCGTAACGTTCGCCGTCCTTCGGTTGATGAAGGCCGAGTTCGCTGGCAGTATGGCGGATGACGGTCGTTTTGCCCGTGCCAGCATAGCCCATCACGCGAAAAACCTGCTGTTGTTTCGTGCGATGCTTAACCCAGTCCTTGATTTGCGCCATGGTTTGCGCCTGCTGGGGCGAAGGCGTGAAGTCGCTCATGCGTCCCTCCAGCAACGATTGTGAAAGGGACAGAATTTGCAAAGATAGAAATCGGCATGCGCGGCAAAGCGTGGAGGCAATTCCCGTGCGTCGATGGCGCGCAGAGCGTCCACGGCCCTGTCGGATTGCCTTTGCGCCTCAGCCGCATCGAACGGCACGGCCTCGTGCCATAATTCTTCGGTGTCTTTATTGAGCGCGGTAAAGAGACATTGGCCGAGTTCCATATAGGCCATATAAAGATGCACTTGCGCCCAATAGATCGGCTTGGACAGCTGCAGGCCGCGTTTGACAAAATCCGTCCAGCCCTTGTTGCCAAGCGCCTTATGTTCCCATAAAGCGGGCCAAGACAGGCCTATGGCTGGACCGCCGACGATCACACCGTCGATATGACCGCGCACGCGCCCTTGCGCTGTTTCAAAACCGAACTGCCCGCCGCTTTTCTTGTGCGTGCGCAGATCAAACCCAGCGGCGCGCATCCAGCGAACCGACAAATCCTCGAACACATGGCCTGCATCGAAGATGCGAAGCGTTTTGCCTGTCATCGTCTTGTCGGGATCCTCCGGCGTATGCGTGGCCGCGTAAACGAGCCGCCGCAAACAGGGCTCGCCGATACTGCTTGCGCCGAGATAAGCGCGTTTGGGCTTCGAGATATGTTCGAGCAGCAAGTTCGCGTCGATACGGTCATTGATGCCTTGGGCAAACAAAACGGCTGGGTTGACGGGGGCATAGGCGCAGCCTGAGCCGTGATTGAGATCAAGCATTGCGGCTCCTTAAAACGGTATTTCATCATCGAGAGGATTTTTTTGGTTGGCCTGCCGCTGCATCGACGCCTGAAACCCGTCCACGCAGGCTTCGATAAGCTGGTCGATCTGCGCGGGCGTGCAGTTTTGAAATGCGCTCATCAGCTTGAGTTCCGTCAAAGCCTCGGCAAAGTATCGCCGCGCATCCTTGATGGCTTGCTTTTCCAGAGCCGTCTTGTCGATCATGCTCCCTCCTGATCTGCGCAAGAGGTTTGCCCAGCCGTCAAGACAGCGCATGGTGCAGAACTTCCAGCGGCCTTTGCCTGTTTGGGTGATGGTTTGATCGAAGATGAAGCCTCTGGACTCGCGTCCGCACAGGGCGCAGGGAAGTCGCCGCACAAGAAACGGGTCAAAGCGTCGTCCTGCGGGTCGCATCGCGCACTCCGCTCCGAGGCCAGAACGATGAAGCGGGAGATCGCATTGTCCGCCATGATCGTCAGCTCGGACAGCGTGAGCCGCGCGATGGGTTGATGGAGACGACCGCGTCCTTCGAGCCATTGCCCGATTTCCTTTCCCGCCTCGCGCACCGCAAAGGCGCGCCATGCGTCATCCGGCGAGAGAGCCTTTAATCCTTGAGCCATGCCGGACCTTCCGCTTTAGCGGGCGCGGGAGCTGAAGCCGGCGCGGAAGTCGGTTGTTGCCATGCTGGCGCAGGAGGCGATGCGGTCTGTCCCTGCGACCATGCGGGCTGGGCGTTTTGCGCCTGTCCCTGCGCGGGCGCGGCGCGATGACGCGAGGGAGACGGCTGCACGTTCTGGCCATCCGTTACCATCTTCCATTCCTTTTCATCGGGAAGGATAGGACGATCCAGCACGTTGCGATCCGGATATTTGGGATCACGGCTCGGCTCGACGCCGATCTTTGCGATAAAGCCGATCCCGTTCAGTTGCGATAGACCTTCAAGGCGACGCTTGTTCTTGGCCGCGTCACTCATATCGGACGGATCAAGCCCGCACGCGCTGTCGATCATGGCGCGGAAGATGCGTTTGCTGATATTCCAGCCCATCGACTGGCCCTTATCGTCGGGCTTGCCGCCCATAACCGTAAAGCTCTGGCGGAATTTGCGGCGCGCGTGCGGGCCTTCGGCGACCGTGAACTCGCAATCGAGAGAAAGGACATCGCTGCCTGGGGAGTTGGACGGTTTCAGCAATCCTTGATCGGCAGGACACGATCCGTCCGCTCCGCCGGGGCGCACATGCATGACCAGCTTGGCAAAGGTGCCATCGGGGATCAGCTCCGAGGCGCGTTGCGGTTCGACTTCGTTCATATCAAAAGACGCGTTCATTTCGTTTCCTTTCTATGCGTGGATGGAGATGGCATTGAGTTTGGCGAGGATTTGACCGAGGTCGGCTGCCTCGGTCAGGCTGAGCTGGCCGGAGCGGTCTTTGGCGGGAAGACCCCACGGATTGATGGCGTGGCAAACGAGACGGCGCGTTTGCCCGCTCTCAGGATTGTGCCGATAGCCGTCAGGGCTTTCGTCAAAAAGAGAAAGCGTCATGACCTGATCGACAATGCCGGGAAGTTCGCGGCCCACTTTGCCGCCTTCCATTTGCGGCATCCAGATCGTGCGCTTCATGTCGTCCAAGGTCGCTTCGAGAATTCCGACAAGGATCACCGTTTTGCCGGGCGCGTGTTGCAGGTGTTTCAGGAGGCCGATGACTTCACGGGCCAGCAATCCATAGGCGCCGCGCGTGTCGGGTTTGCCTGTTTTGTCCGAAAAAGATTCGGGGCGCGTTTTGGCCCATGCCATCGCTTGGCGCGTCATGTCTGTGATGGAGTCGACAAACACGATCTTCTTGCGCGTCACGATGGCGGCGAGATCGCTGTATTTCTGGCAGACATGCGCGTAATGCGCCTCGGAAAAGAATCCGCTGGCCTCGGCGGCAGGATTAACCCCGCCGATCAGACAGGCGATGTCGAGCGCGTCGGGAAAGGTGCGCACAGGAATGCTGTCGCCGCCCCAATCCTGCAAAGATTTCATGCCCGCTTCGAGATCGATGACCAGCGTGTCTTGCGGCGGCAAGCTCCGCGCCAGATAGGTTTTGCCAAAGCCGGAGGGGCCGAAGATGGCGATTGTCGTTTTCTGGTTGGCCGTAGCCAGACGTTCTTGGGCCGTGACGATGGAAAGAGCCATTACCGAACCTCCCCAGTTTTTTTCTCAAAACGATAGGAAGGCTTGCCCGTTTCGACCATGCGAGCCGCTTCGAACAGGCCACGCACAGCCTTGGGCCATGCGTTATAGGCGGCCTCGGCGATCTTGTATTCCGTTTGAACGTACTCGGCTGGATCTTCGCGCCAATCATGAACGATGGTGTGAACGGCCAAGGAGAGCCGCGTTTGATCCCACTTCACCCGCTTTGGCAAATTGGCGACAATGGTGAACGCGCCATCAGCAAAACGCGCCGTGCCTGTGTCCTTGCCTTCGCGCTGCCGCGCACCCTGCGCGATGCCAGCATATTTGAGATCAAGGGCCAGCGAGAGCCTGTCGTCCAACGCCTTGAGGCGCGACTTTTCTTCGTCCAGTTCCTCGGCAAGAAGGGCAAGCTCTTCCACGTTGAAGGCGGCGATGTCGCTTGGCGTTTTGTCCGTCAGGTTTTCAAGCCTCAACCGATTGGCTAAGATCATGCGTCCTCCCCGTAATGTTGTGCGTAAAATGAAATGAGCGCGGCCTCGGCAAGGCCGTCGTCGGCGCGGCGCGGCCACAAATGGGCAAAGCGCGGCATGAGCTGGCTGGCGCGGTAGCGGGCGTCGTCTTTATTGCTGGAGACTTTGAGTTTGCTCTTCCACGTCTGCGGCGTGACGAGCGTCATCGGCAGAAAGTTGGCCGCGATGATCCCTTTGATCGCGCCATAGCTTTCCCCGAAAGAAAACATGCTGGCCACGCCCTGTTTGGGCATGGACGCGACGCGCTCGATGAAAACATGAATGCGCGGTTTGTTTTTTGTTTTGTCGTCGATAAGGTTTGCAAGCGCTGTCAGGTCGAGAACGCGGCGGACACCCTTGGCCTTCGTGATCGTGAGAATTGGCATGGGCAGAACGCTCATCTCTTCGCCGGAGCGAAAAGCCAAGCCGCCGGACAGGCCGGGATCTATGCCGATGAAGAGGGTCATTCCTGTTCCTCCTCACCATAGATGTCTTTCAGGGTAACCCGTCCGCCCGTCGCCTTGATGATTTTGTTCGCCACGGCGGGTCTGGGCTTGCGCGTGCCTTTGACATAGCGGCAAATATTCATGGCCGCCGCCGTGCTGGTCATGCCCAGCATCCGCGCGAAAGCGGCGTAGGTCAGTTTCTTCTCTTCAAGGTAGGAGGCAAGCTTCATGCCCTATGAAATAGACTAATAGGATAATCTCTACAAGCTAAAAATATCCTTAACGGGCTAAAATCACTTTTCTCTTGCGCAAATATATCCTTTTCGGATATATTGCTCGACATGAACAGATTGAAAACCATACGCAAACAAGCCGGAATGACGCTCAAGGGCGTGGCGGAGAAATTCGACGTCACCCCCATGACCATCCAGCGCTTCGAAAAGGGCACCCGCAACATTAGCCTTAAATGGCTTGAAAAGCTGGCGGCCCTATACGGCGTGACCGTTCCCGAATTGATCGGGGAAGAGCCGCCCGAAGGGAAATCGCCGGAAACCGCGCTGAATCCCGAACTTCTCGAAGAGATCGTCACCTACGCCATGTTTCGCTGCAAAGGGCAGAACGTCGATCCGAAAAAGCTATCCAAGGTCATTTGCCTGACTTATGCGCGTTGCCTGCAAATCGAGGGCAAGCAGAAAACAGCGCAAATCAAGGAAAAAGTCGACGACATGATCGCCTGCGTGGCCGCTTGATCCTTCAGTTCGCCCCCCGAAAATGCAGCAAATATTCCATCGCGCTTTCAAACTGGCGCGAGGGCAGATCCTCCAGCGCGTCGATCCTGAAATAGCATTCCATCGCGGCGGATAACAGAAAGGGGCTGCACCCCAGTTTTTGGGCGCGGGAGATCATCATGCCTTCGAGAATCTTGATTTCGTGCTCGTCGATGGAGGCGCTTCGGAAATAAATGATGGCTTGATGTTCGGTTGAGAAGAGATCTTGTTCGTCCGCCACTTCGCCAAAGACATTACGGACGATTGCCTTGATATTACTCATAAAAATCTCTCAACGAAGAATGATCGCTACCTAAAAACAACAACCATGACGCGCATCATGCCAGAAGGTGTGGATAAAATCAACAAAAAACTTGACTTTTAGTATAAATAAGCCAGACTTTACGCATTTGCGATATGGAAGACATACAATGAGCCTCACACCAGACCAGCTTCGCGCCGCACGGGCGCTTCTCAATATCTCTCAGGACGAACTTGCGAGGGGTGCGGGCGTTGCCGTCACGTCCATTCGACAATTCGAGCTGGGCGCTACGGCCAATCTGCAGCAAAAGACCGAAAACGCGCTGCTCACGCATCTCGGACATAAGATCGAGTTCATCGGGACGCGGGGCGTCGCTTTGCGCGAAGCCGACCATTCTGTGCTCGACGGGAAAGACGCCATCGCCCGCCTTTATGAGGATATCGAGGAACATTTGCACGGACAAGACGGCGCGGAGATTCTGTTTTTATGTGGGGAGCCGTGTCTGTTCACCCCCGATCTTGCCCCACGTTTGATCTCCCTCAAAGAAGCGGGCTTCGCCTGTCGAACGATCTGCCATGACGAGAAAACGGACGAACCAGTCCGCATCATTCCCCAAGGTTTCGCGCCGCTTGCGCTGCAGGCGGTTTACGGATCGACCGTCGCCCAAATGTTGGGGCCGGAGCGCATCCTTATCGCGCGGTCGCAGACCTTGGCGGATGGACAAAGACGCGTTTTTGAGTTGCTTTGGGCCGCGATTCCAGCCATGAAGGCCCAAAATGAGGCCGAAACAGCCGTTCCGGAGTTCGGAAAACGCACAAAACGAGCCTGAAAACCAAAAACCCGCCAAAATATATCCTTTCGGGATATGTCTAATCCAATCATTGACAGAAATAGACTAATTGGATATTTTCATGCAGTCAGCGGTTGAACGCCGCCTCTTATTCCCAAGGAGAATTGCATGATCCCCGTTGTTTCCCAGCTTTATATGGATATGGCGCACCGCTGCGTGCGCGAGACATTGAACCTCGTGCGCCAAGGCCGCACCGACGAAGCCCTTGAGGTCGCCGAACTTGCGGTCACGACCTACCACAAAGCCACAGAACGCGCCAAAGACGCCGGACTCGACGCCTTCATCGCCGTAGCCATGTGTGCGCCACACCCATCCGAACAACGCATCACGAGGCAAGCATGAGCCTGTTCGAGCAAATCCGTCGCA